TCAAAGAGCAGGACTCAAAAGATCGAGTTCTTCTTAAAATATAAGAAATAAACCATTGTAAATTCCTCCTACACCTGACTGGGTGTAAGGACGGTATACAAGCCTAATTATTCGAGAGAGAAGTGAGACACCTCTCTGTCTAGTTGGACGGTTGTTTATTTCCCCTTTATAGGATTATAAAGAAGACTGTTACATATGAGCCCCTAGATTGGGCGGACAGTGGAATGACAAAAGAAAAGAATTTAAATGGAAATTTAATAAAAGAAACAATATTACTATAAATTGAGTAAAGTTAAATACTCACCCCGAATCCCGATCAAAATTTCGACACAACACTCTACAGTTAAATGTAGGCTAGTAATGTCCCAGTCTTTATCTCATGATTCTAACGTGAAGTAAATCTTTAGTACTCGATCATCTATAAAAGGATATAACCTGTTCTTAATTCAAAGGCTACCAATTAAGGCGCATGTAAGAATAACAGAATAAAGGACAAAAGGATCTATGAACATATCTACGTCATAGACCTATATCTTTCCAAGACTTAATAGATGTCTTAAATAGTAATACAACAAAGGAATAATAATAATAATAATAATAATAATAATAATAATAGTGATACTTAACGGAGAAGACCAGAAAGGAACCCCTTTCCCGCTCCAATTATACCATTCATCAAAGCCTCATTAGAGACCATCTTAGCCATAGCTTGAGGAAGCATGGACAAGACTGATTCAACATTTCCAGAAGGAGATGGAGAATGATAAAGAGCAGGATTAAGGGAATTCCCTGTTCCAACAGAGTTGGCTTGGCCTTCAACGTGGGTTATGAATTGACAGTTAAGTACAGGAGTAGAAGCTGGAGCACCAGTAACGGTGAAAACCCAACCAATAAGACCTGAACTATTCGAGGAAAAGGATCCTTGACCTGTATTCATAAGACCAGTAGAGTTAGAATAAACCTCTCCCCCTTCGATGATATCATAACCATTACCAATGGAATTATTTCCACCAGTAGTTTTGTGGAAACGATATCCAGTAGGATCAATCGGCCTAGTTGTAAACATGGCAGTTCGATCAATTAATGTATCAATTGAGAGCTCAAAAGAGCCTGGGGATGAGAGAGCAGCACCAAGAGACGCTCCATCAGTTAATAAACCAATAATAGTATTGGCCACGAGACTATTACTCATGGCAAGTTGATTAACCGATAAATCGGGACATATAAAGGGACTACAAATGATTTTACCAGTAATATTGTTAAAACCAATATCATTACCAAAGGCAATACCTGCTGCAACAGTTCGGATCTCCTTAAATTCAGTAGATAGATTACCATCAAGCATTTGACAGTAAATCTTCCCTGTACTAGCAGTCCAAGTAGCTATATTCGCAAGGTCAGTAGCAATGGTAGGATCAGTAGACCCATGGGCTACATAGAGACAATTTGATACAGAAGGAAGCCAAACGAATCCCAAGTTACCATTCGAATCCGTTCCAATAGTAGCATAGTTCTTAGCGAACTCAACTACAGTAGGAAAGGGAAAACGATCAGGTACACGGACTCCTTCAGAAGACGCTGCAAAAGGATCAATCAAAGCATCAAGATAAGCTTTCTCAGGACGAGAAGGCTTATAGGATACTACAGGATTGAAAATTGTCTTTACATTATTATTATTCCTCACACCGGCAGTTCCATAAGGAACTACCTGTGGTTGTTTTTGTTTTTGTTTTTGTTTCTTTTTCTTTTCTTTTGTCACATTTGTGATTGTTGTTTTTGTTTTATTGTTTGTCATTTCGGTCAGGTGCCGCCTAGTTAACATCTAGCGACTATTCATCTCAATCACCTCCCAAAATGGGAAGGTTGGCCGTGTAGTCTGTAGGGCTTTTACCGTTCCCCCCCTTGTCCAATGGAAAATATACCCTCCTCTAGTCACTTCGTGTATGTTTAACACTACTAACGATTCGATTCGCGATTGGTTTCCCTGGTCAAGTCTAGGAATGGCTTTAGCTCACACTCAGATGCATAGCAATGGTGATTTGGCTCTATTAAGATTGAGACCCCTCAGCATATTATTTAATCTCCTTGGCTGTCCCGGAGAAATCCATTACAGTCATACTCTAAAAGGGTTTCTCTCGAAGGCATAAGATGCTTTTGAAGAATAACCCGAGGTTTAAAATATAATAGAATGGCCCTATCAGTCAAACGACTTGAAACTTTTTTAACGGACTTCTTACGAAAGAAGGATACCTTTAGGCCTTTCACTTGGTAACCCTGTTCACCAGGAATACCATGATCAAAAAGCAAAGGCTTATTCTCTTTTGGGGGACAATATTCCCTCTCACAATTAAGAAGAGGTCCTTGCCCTAAAAGATCCATACGAAAGTTCAAAAAATGTCCTTGAGAGACGGGATATGGAAAATTGGATGACAAACGATCAACAAACGATACTTTTGGGAATTTAGAAGAAAATTCCTCATGTGAAATAGTGTGAAAATTGGATTGATAACCTTGATAGGTACTGTATAAATGTGACGCATATCTGAGTTGCCTATCTGTAAAAAGAATATCCAAAGGGATATCTTTTGGTGGAATGGCCCCCATACCACCGAGATAGACTGAACCAAAAAAGTTCATAAGACCTTTTTTTGAAAAATGTTCAATTTCATCTCGACGATAGTGTATGAAACGACGATGTGCCCTTAAAGGATCACAAGCAGCAGAAATCATTAAATTATATTGGTCGGTAAGAGGGAGAGATTCAACTCCTTTAAAGGGATTAGCATTGAAACCTCGGGTAAACTTTCCTCCTGAACCTAAAAGAAGACCGACATTTAAAAAATCGACCTTCGTATAGTGTTCTGGATAGAAACGTTTCCCGTGATCAGTTTCGAATGAATCCTCCTCCTTACGATATTGTATATGATAACATTCTGAATTTATAGTGAGAAAATCCCGAACTATATAATTTTTTCCGGTTGATTTAACAAAACCAGCTCGTGTATAACCATATTTCTCCCATATAAGGTTGAAAAGAGGATTACTACGAAACAGAATATCATCACCATTTACAAGAACAGGAAGTTCCTTAGGATTCCAAAGAGAACCAAAATCTAAGGGCATGGTTTCACAAATCTCATATATACGAGAAGGGGAATACCCATGAAGACCTGAAAGGTCTGATACCCAAGATTGAAGCCCTTTGGATCCGGTGTAGTTAGAAAAAGACAAGGAAACATTTCTTTGTTCACTAATACACCAAACATACCTTCTGAGAGCATTCCAATAACATAAAAGGTTTGCAATACAAAGAATAGGAAAAGATAGAACAGAGCCCATAAGTTGACCATTCTGTTGAATAACAGATGGACTACCCAAGCTCTCACTTTCAATTCCCTTACTCTCCATAAATTCAAAGAGAGCATTCTCCGTATCAGAATCAGAACGGTAAACAAGTTCTTGTTCATACAATATACGACGACACGCCAATATTTCAAGCTCCGATAGGTCTCGCCAAGGGAAATAAGATTCAAGGATTAACTTTGTAAGACGTATGTCCAAATTATCCGTTGCAGCCTTATAATCACCTGAGTTCCAGAATGATGATGT